CAGGTGTTGGAGTTTGCCACGAGCACGACGGAACCTTCGGAATTCGCGGATATTTGCGTAGGTGTCGCCAAATGGTTTCACGGAGCGTATCTAGCATGGGAAATCAACGGTCCTGGTGCGGGCTTCGGTCGTCGCGTGCTCGATCGACAGTACGGTCACCTCTATCGACGAACCGTGCTGTGGAAGTCGTCGCGAAAGAAGACGAAGGAGGTTGGATGGCACACCAACGACAAGAGCAAGCCGGTGATGTTCGCCGAACTGCTGAGGTCGGTATTGCAGAGGGAGATCGTCATCCGCAGCGAGGAGCTGGTGAAGGAATGCCGGCAGTACGTCTACAAAGGCGGCGTCATCAACCACCAACTATCACTGACGACGCAGGACGACTCGTCGAAGGGGCAGGCGCACGGCGACCGCGTGATCGCGCTGGGCGTCGGGATTCAGGCCGCGAAGGATCGACCGGACCTGGAGTTCAGGGCGGAGCTCGTCGAGGAGGACTTGGACAAGATGATGGAAGATCCACCGATGGGCACGATGGCCTGGAGGATGCGGCAGGCCGAAGAGGAGGAGCGGAGAAAGTCGGGGATAGCCGACGACGGGTGGGATGCTCGAACCAATGGGGAGTTAGCAAACCCAGCTTTTTCCTAGACACGCGGATCGCACGGATCGGCCGGTTGATTATTGGGTTGTGCGATTCCACCGCGCTGAGCGTCGACGAGCAGTTGACGGTGATCGGAATTTCACTGCTTTTTTATTGCCAAGTCAAGGAAGATGTCTTGCTGTGGTTGGAATCGGAAGAGACGATGCGATCGCAGGTGAAGCGTGTCACGGACGTGCGATTGACGGAGGCGATCCCTGTGCGGAATCGCTATCGTGGCGCGGTCTCCTGCCGGCGTTGCGGGATTCGATTGTTGAGCGTTCCGTGCATTGAATGCTTGATGGAAGGTGGCGTGACTAAGACCATCAGGTCAAACTATCCAGCAGAGGCGAGCACTGTTGGCTGGAAGATCCCACCGAAGCCGACGGATGCTTACCCCGGAACGGAGGGCAAGATCAAGGTCATGGCGGAGCGGGTCCGCAAGGGTTTTGATGCTCACCACCCGTTCGACTTTTCGATTCTCGACTACCCGCAATCGCCTCTATTCTTTGGATTGGACTACGATGCTTGACTTTCACGACGCCACGTTGCGAAACCGATTGCGCCGCGCCGTAGAGGAATCGTACTCACGCCTGGAGCCGTATCGTAGCCTGGCGCTCAAGCTGATTGAGGAGTACGCGGGGTCCGGCTATGGGTCCAGCAAGGTCAAGGGCGGCGATACCTACCTGAACCTGATGAAACAGGCGATCGAAGCGTACACGATGCTGCTGGCTGCGAATCGGCCGCAGATCTTGGTGAGCACTTCCAGGGCGAAGTTACGTCCCTTTGCGAATCACTTCCAGCAAGCCGTCAACAACCTGCTGCGCGAGATCAACATCGAGGTGACTTGCCGGGAATGGTTGATTAACGCCTTCTTTTCGCTCGGGGTCATCAAGGTCCACTTGTCGGACTCGCCGATGATCGAAGTCGAGGACAACGTCTGGATGGATCCAGGAAGCCCGTTTGCGTCGAACGTGTCGATCGATGATTTTGTGTTCGACACCGCGGCGAAGCGTGCTGGCGAGTGCAAGTTTTTCGGGGACATGTACCGGATTAGCTTCGACGACATCAAGCGTGAACCGTACGACCAAAGCGTGGTCAGTGAGTACGATCTGCAGCCGACCAGCAAGTTCACGGACGACACTGGCGAACGCATCGAAAAGATCTCCCAGGGCTACGAAACGGACAAGGACGAGTTCGAGCCGATGATCGACCTGTGCGACATCTACTTTCCGCGCGAACGCATGATCTACACGTTTGCGGTTAAGTCGCGGACGAAGTTCCAGATCTACGGCAAGCCCCTGGCGGCGATGGAGTGGACTGGCGGCGAAGGCGGCCCCTATCACATGCTGAGCTTCATTGACGTGCCAGAGAACGTGATGCCGGCGAGCATGGCGGATCAGTTGGCACCACTGCACCGCGGTGTGAACAACATTATGCGGAAGCAGTTCAGGAAGGCGCAGCGACAAAAGGACGTGCATACCTACACGGCCGGTGGCTCGGACGACGCCAAGCGATTGCAGCGATCGAGCGACGGCGAATGGGTGCGGGTCAACGATCCTACGGAAATTGGCCTCGTGCAAGATCCAGGGGTGAATCCAGGCAACCAGCAGTTCATGCTCAACGCGATCGAGCTGTTCGACCGCATGGGCGGCAACCTGACGGCGATCCTGGGCCTCGGCAAGCAGGCGAGCACATTGGGCCAAGAGGAGCTGATCCACTCGGCATCGAGCCGCATGGAGAGCCACATGCAGATCCGCTACGTCAGCGCGATCCGTGGCGTTATTGAGGACCTAGGGAAACTGCTGTGGGAGGATCAATTCAAGATCGTTCCCGGCGAGGTGTTTGTGCCAGGCGCCCCGGAATTCCGTGCTGACGCAACGTGGACGCCCGATGAGCGTGAAGGAGAGTTCGAGGACTACTCGTTCGACGTGGACGTTTACAACCTGCCGTACATGACGCCTCAGCAGCGATTGCAGCAGATCCAGCAGGTGTTGATCCAGGTGATTGCTCCGATGATGCCGTTCTTGCAGCAGCAGGGCGGCACGATCGATATGCAGCAGTTGATCTCGGTGTTCTCCGAGCTAATGGGCGAACCTCGCCTACTGGACATCGTGCAGTTCGCGGTGCCGATGGGCGCCGACGAAGAAGGGGGCGTGAGCGGCCAGGATGCCGTTAGGAAGCCTCCATCGGGCACTCGCGAGTACGTGCGTCGAAACGTGTCTGAGGGCAATTCCGGCAGCGGCAGCATGGCTCAAGACTGGGCTGGCAGCATGACCGAGGCTGGAGCATAAGGGGGATCAAGAGTGGCGAATGACTACGAGTTCGAGGAAGTTGGCACTGGCCGTCGGTGTCGTCTGGATTTCGAGACGATGATGCGGATGGACGCGGCCGGCTTCGTGACGCTGGAGAACGGCGTTGAGTTCCGTCGAGTTCGTGATGCCGGCGGTGGCGCCACGAGGAAAACGGAGGGCATGGCGAGTGGCATCGATCCACCGATGGTCAGTGACGCGATGGGCTTTCCTCGCCAGCAGATCGCGGAGTACGAGGAGCACCGCAAGCGTCACGGCTTCAAGTCGGTCGAGTTCCAGCAGGATCCTTCGGTGCCCGAATTCGTTCAAGTTCGGTTCCACAATCGCAAGGAACGGGACCGCTACATGGCACATCGGCAGATGTTCGACAAGAATAGCCGGAACGGTTCGGCGGCTTGCCTAAGTCCAGCGATGTTGGAAAAAGCGGCAAAACGGGTCGCTATGACGTTGGACAGAGGCGAGTAGGTAGTGCAAATTCAGTAGAAATACTTTCACGACGCGGAGTCGTGAAACCTGCGGAGGGTTGATACGATGGCTGTTGAGTTGAAGTTGACCGATCGGGAAATTGCAATTGCGCGTGGTGAAGATCCCGATAAGGTCGTTGTTTCCAAGTCTTCACCACCAGTAGCGGAGATGAATGACGATGAAGAAGAAGGCAGCGAAGAAGTCACCGAAGAAGGCAGTGAAGAAAGCCTCGAAGAAGGCTCCAGTAGCGGCCAAGAAGAAGGCAGCGAAGAAGAAGTCGGCGAAGAAGTAGATTCCTGGGTCGACGACAATGTCCGTGAACTCGCTGAGAGTTACGGGTTCAGTGACGACGACCTGAAGGGGTTTGGTTCGGCCGAGGAGTTCCGCCGCGCGGGACTGTTATTCGATCGAGCCTTTTTCGGCGATGGAGAAAAAAAGCAGCAAGCGAAGCCTAAAGAGCCGCCTGCTGCTGAAGAGAAGCCTGCACCGCCTGTTGCTGACGACGATGCGTCCATCGAGTTCAAGCCGCCGGTTGATGAGTCGCTATTCAGCGATGGTTACGGCGAGCATGAAGTGGCGATGGTCAAAGCGGTCAACGCACAGGCGAAAGAGCTGGCTGACTTGCGTGCGTTCGTAAGGTCGCAGCAGCAGTTGGTCCAGGCCCAGCAGGAAGAAGCACAGCGACGGCACTTCGACGAGTTCCATCGAATCTGCGACGACTTAAACCCGGACTTGCTGGGTCGCGCGTTTGCAGAGACGGGGACCGTGAACAACCTAGACGAGGGCTTGCACGGCAAGCGTGCCAAGTTGTGGGAGGCTGCTGAAACGATTCGATCGGGTATTTTCAGTCGCGCTCAAGAAAAGGGCGTGGCGCCGAAGCTACCGAGCGAACGAGTATTGATTGAGCGGGCTTACGGGCTTGCTTTCCCCGACGAGGTCAAGAAGTCGGTGGTGAACAAACGAACGAGCGCAGCCAAGTCGCAAGCGGCTAGGAAGCGTTCAGTGGGCAACCTGGGTGGATCGAGGAATCCGTCGTTTGTCGGAAACAAGTTCGATCCAGGTGCGATTGCGAATGATCCGAAACTGTCGGCATTCTTCGATAAAGCCCAAAGAGAAAACGGTGCCTTGTAGGCCCTGTTTGTTGGTGTCGAGTTGACCGGCGATTGATGCGGAGCATGGTCCGGGAAATTACTGGAATTGGTTGGGAAATCACAGGGAGATAACCATGCTTACGCCGGATCAAATCGACGATTTCGTCACTTTGACTCTGCCGCATTTCAAGCGATACAAGTGGACCGACATTGCGTTGGAACACCAGGAGTACATCTCCGCATCGCTGATTAACGACAAGACGGTTCAGGAGAATGGTGGACGTACCATCAACTTCTTCCTGAAGACGAAGAACACGGGCAATGCCCGGATCTCGGGAATGTTCCAACCGGACGTGACCAAGGTCGACGACGTGATGACGGAAGCTTCGGTTCCGTGGGCAATGCTCACGACGAACTACAGCTACGACATCTACGAAGACATGTTCCAGTCGGACAAAGAGACGATCATCCGCGAGCTGACCGTGCGCGACCACGACGCGATGAGCGACATGGTCGAGTTGCAAGAGGAATGCTTGTGGACTGCACCGACTGGACCGACGGACCGACGCCCGATGGGTATTCCGTTCTGGTTGCAGAAAGACCCCTCCACGACCCCGGACGGTGCGTTTAACGGCGGCAATCCCTCGGGATGGTCAACTGGCCGCGCGGGTTTGTCCAGCACGGATTATCCACGCTGGCGCAACTGGACGTTCGGTTACACCGCGGTGACGAGCGACGACCTCGTGAAGAAGGTGAAGAAGGCTTTGGCCTTTACTCACTTCATGCCGCCAGTGCCGCATCCGGAACTTGGATTCGGCAAGTCGGACTACTACATTTTCACGACCTACCGCATTCAAGAGCAGTTGGAGCGACTCGCCGAGACTCGCAACGACAACCTTGGGCGCGACGTTGCCCGGTACATCAACCAAGCGATGATCGGTGGAACGCCGGTGCGCTGGGTGCCGTACTTGGAAGCGAATGACACCAGCGATCCGCTCTACGGAGTGAACTGGAAGGTTTTCCGACCGTTCGTGAAGACGGGTGCGAACATGCGTCGCCACGCGCCGCAACGCAGTGCCCGTATGCACACGGTCAAGGAAGTCCACATCGATCACTGGATGAACTACATTTGCTACAACCTCCGCGCTTGCTGGGTTGGATCGAAGGCGTAGTCGTAGATAACCAACACGCCGCGTTAGTTTTGTGACGCGGCGTCGTGAAGATTGACCATACAGACGCATCAAAGTAACGGGAGTTTTTGACATGTTACAGACGACTGCACCGGATCTTTATGTGATCCACCAGGGGCAATCGGGCGGCTCGGGTATGAGCCCGCGCATTTGGGATCGAATGAAAGGCAGTGCTCTTGCACCGGACGGTTTCCGTCAAGGCAAAAGCTTTGCCGACGACTTTTTGTGCTTTCCGAAGATCAGTCCAGGTACGGGCGGAACGACCACGGGTAACGCGCTTGGCTACGGCTACTACGTTGACTCGGCGACGGCTGCAGGCACGATCCAGCAGCTTGCTACGAACAACGATGGTGTTGTGGCGATTTCGACCGCTGCACAGGATAACCATGAAAACTGGTTAACGTCCGGTGGCAACACGGGTACGCTGGCCATGGTTTCCGATACTTCGGGATCGGACAAGACGTTGCTGTTCGAGGCACGTTTTAGTGTTGGTCAGATCGTGACGCACAACTTGTTCATCGGTATGTCCGAGGAAGGTTTGGCCGCGGCTGATACCGTGACGGATGCCGGTGCGTTGGCAAGCAAGGACTTGCTAGGGTTTTGGATTCTGGAAGGTGCTGCAACGACGCTGGTGTTTGGCTACCGCAAGGCTGGTCAATCGGCAGTGTCGGTGATCGCCAGCTTGGCGACGGTTGCTGCGGACACCTTCTATAAAGTGGGCTTTGCCTACGAACCAATGGCACCGGCTGCAAAGCGTATTTCGGTTTACCTCAACAATGTTGAGCAATCGACTTACGTGACTGCGACGAATATTGCCGCGGCTACGTTCCCTGACGGCGAGGAGCTTGCACTTCTGGCCGGCATCAAGAATGGAGCTGCTGCTGTTAGTGCGCTGAACCTTGACTGGTGGGCGTTCTGGCAGGCTCGATAAGCGGTTCCGTTGAGGAGCCTCTTGTGAGTCGGTGTCGTGTACCTCCGCACACGGCACCGACTTCACTTTCTTTGTTGCGCGGAGAATCGCGGAGAACGATGACCATGATGATTCTGGAAGACGACCACGAAGCCCTGGCACGCATCCTGGGCACCAACGACATCCCTGAGCCCATTGCGATCGAGTACGGTCACTGGATTCGGATGTACCACGTTGCCGGCGGGAGTGGCCCCATGCCTTTGCCGATGTTGATCTGCATGTTGCGATCGATCGGTGTTGGACCTCGTCCACTCGTGAACGAGCCTAGCACGGCGACTGACTGGCATAAGGTTGATTACGGCCTTTCGGTCGCAGTTGCCTTCGATGGCTCTCCAGAGCCCGTGCGTGGCGTTTTCCGAGGCATTCCAGCGACGGGCATGTTAGCAGTGCTGTTGGACGGCGAAGCCCGTGTGCGCGACGTGGAGCAGCGACGGGTGCATCTGATTCCATCGGATGTCACGAAGTTTCTTGCCGGCTTGAAAGTCGAGACTCCTGAAGCTCCGCCGGCGCCTACGACGACGGAAATCACGTCTGAGCCCATCGAGCCCGTGGAGCCGCCGAGCCCGCCAGCGTCGTCAGCACGCAGCAATGCGTCGACCTTTAACGACGAACTGCCGAATCGCAAGGAGGTTGATTGGAAGACGCTCAAGAAGGGCGCTAAAGTGTGGGTGATGGTTGACGACCTTCCGCTCGATGGTGAATTTGTGTCCCTGGCGAAAAGCGGCCTTATCCGCGTGAGCGTTGAGGGCAATGTGGGCGAACACAAGCCCGAACTTGTCTACGTGAACGCTTAGATCACACTGGAGTTGACGACGATGGCGAGTGCAAGCATTACGGCCGTGGGCGTGTCTGATTGGATTGACTGCACGATCCCGGTGACGCATCGTCTGGACATTGATGTTCCAGGCACGATTAGCGCGATCAGTTGCACGATCGAATCGACGCACAACCAAGCAGGTCAAGCGAAGACGTTGAAGCAACCGCACTCGGTGACGACCGCTTGGGAGTTCACTGGGTCCGATGCGTGCAATGTAACGGGCGGTGCGTTTTATCGATTACGTATCGCGTCAATGACGGGATCGGGTACGGTCGCTCTTCACTCGCGCGAAGTCGAGACAACCTAGATTTAGGGAATTCCTTGCGATGACTGGATGGGCGATTGCAAGTTCGATTGGTGACAACCTTGGGTCTTCGTTGTCCGCCTTGCCGTTTTCTGGTGACGACGGTGGTTCTGTTGATCCAAATCTGTGGCAGTTCGAAGACGGTACGCAATTCGAGTGGGAAGACGGCACTAACGCGGAGTTTGAATAACGATGGCAAAGCTAAGCTCAAAGACTGCGGCAACCGTTCTCGACGCAACGGACGATATGCCCATTACGCAAGATACGGGCACGACCCCTGTTTCCAAGCGCTCGGCATTGTCGCTGATTCGCGATTGGATTACGAGCAACGCAACTAGACTTTCAGTTGCGTCAGGAACTATCACGGCAAGTGCACCAGTAACGCTCACGCAGACGTGGAATAGCGGTGCGGTTACGTTCAAAGGATTGGATATCAACGTAACGGATACCGCGAGTACTGCGGCAAGCTTGCTGGCTGATTTTCGCTCAGGTGGCACTAGCTTTGCTGGAATTCGAAAAGACGGCTACAGTTATTCAACTTTATCGAAGAGTTCGGTATCACTGGAAGTGTTTAGTAGTGCGGCTGAAGTAAGATCAAGATCGGGTGCGCGAGGATTTACAGCTAGTAATACTGTAATTTCATTGTTATCAACAGTACCATTGTCTTGGTCTAGCGGAACTGCATCATTTTCCGTTGGCGATACTAATCTTTACCGCGACGCAGCCGGTCAACTCGCCCTACGCAACACGACCAACGCCCAATCCCTCGCCGTCTACAACACCTGGACCGACGCAAGCAACTACGAACGACTTCGCATCTACGGCACGGCTGCTAGCGCGTTTACCATTGCGAGCGAGGCGGCAGGGACGGGGACTGTACGGGATTTGACGTTTTTGAACACGGATACATATTTCGATGTGTATAACTCATCTGGATTTGGACCGACAACAGTCTGGAGACGGTCGCGAGGGTCGGCCGGTTCACCATCAGCAGTCGCTAACAATGACGCACTCGGATTCTTTGCGTTTCGCGGCAGGCATTCATCCGGTTGGCCATCATCGAGTTCTGCGTACATTCAAGCCACTGCTACTGAGGCGTTTACGTCCGGAGCAATCGGTGGAAAATTGGTATTTGCAACAATCACCAACGGCACCAGTACGAATGCGATCCGCCTGACCATTAATCACAACGGACTCATTGGTATTGGTCCGGACATGACTTCCTCATCTCCAGCCATCAAACGAAGCGGCACAACCCTACAAGCCCGACTCGCCGACGATTCAGGATTTACTGGAATCGACAGTCGTTCACATTCAATCTATGAGACCTACACCGACGCCTCCAACTATGAACGACTCCGTATCTACGGCACGGCAGCAAGTGCGTTCACGATTGCGAGCGAGGCGGCAGGGACGGGGACTATACGGGATTTGACGTTTTTGAACACGGATACATATTTCGATGTGTATAACTCATCTGGATTTGGACCGACAACAGTCTGGAGACGGTCGCGAGGGTCGGCCGGTTCACCATCAGCAGTCGCTAACAA